AATAACAAAGCCCGGGCTTGTGAAAGTCTGGGCTTTGTGCATAAAAAAAGGTTGTGCCAGCGTTTTGACACAACCTCCCGCTGATTGGCGTCAACTTCAGTGTCGGACCGAACCCCCTGACTTATCTATTATAATGCTTCTATTTTGGTTGCGTCTTTTAATCCCAAGTATTCATTATCATCTTTTAGCCCTGTAAGCCCAAAAGGAGTTTTACGCTCGTGTAAACATTTTTCAGTCAAATCATTAACTAGGCTGATAATATGTATAAGTGTCTCGATTGTACACTTATTGTCATCATACACATAATCATCTGCGTTGATAATATCCTTAATCAAGTTCAGCAACCCTGATGATAAGCCGAACATGCCGGCATGGTTTAAAATCTCTTTACCGAACTTTGCCAGTTCGCAAACTTGGTCTGCTGTCAGACCTTCAAACTTTTCTCTAATTTCTGAAAATTCCATAATGATACTTTTTATTTTTCGTGATTCGTGTATTCGTATGTATTCTGATGATTTACAGCGTATAAGCTGCATTGTTAGTCGTTGTAAAAGAAGTGTTCGCTTCCCTTACGGAACACCCTATATGCTGCATACAGGGTGCCCAGCAGTATTAAAAGTTCTAACATGGCGGTGTGATTAGGCGGCAGAATTCATCTCACCTTTTATTTGCTTGATGGCTTTCTTCACGTCCCAATCGTTTTCGTATAGGGCTATGATGAATCGCCTGCCTCTCTGCGTCCAGACCGTATATGTGTTGGTGTGGGTATTACCTCTTTCGCTCGTGAAAATGTTGGTCCTTACATCGTGCATTCCCCATCTGTCATACGGAGCTTTCAGTAGCCATTGGTCGGACTGTTTGTATTGTATACCAAGCTCTTTCAGTTTGCTGTTGAGCTTTTCCGCATTCATCCCTATCTCCTTAGCTACCTGTGTAGTGGTCAGAGTGTTGACCGATTGTAGGTGGGTGTCGTAGTAGTTGACCTTAGGGGCGGCCTGCTTGATTTCCTTCTCTTGCAATTCGATGGTGATTTGCTGTTGTTCTGCTTTTACTTCGAGCTGTTTTAGGCGTTCTTCACGCTTTGCAAGCGTGGCTTGTGCGATGGTAAGGGCACGTGCCATGATTTCTTCGGGGGTGTCTTCTGATTTGGTGGCGAGGTAGCCGCCAGTGGTTCGTACTTCGTGAAGGATTTGTTTTACCCCCTTCTTGAATTGTTTGGCAATTGGTTTACGGGATTGCATAAGGACTTCATATAATCCGTCCTCGGTAAGCATCCAAACTTCTTGATTTCCACCGGGGGTCGTAACAATATTACGAACCTTTTCATCATCATCTACAAGATTAGTTAACTTGCTTGAATTACTTTCAGAGTATTCTAGTACTTCTCCTACCTCTTTGGCTAAGAATAATGGATTTTCTGCCGTTCCATAAACGGTGAATTGATGTCCAAGCAATTCTGTTTGTTTTAGGACTTGAATAGGATTTGTTGACATAACAATAAAAAATGCGCCTACTACGAGCTGTCAACAAATCCATAAGATTAATGTCGGAGGCGTTTCCGTATCTCCACTCGGTAGACGCAATATCTTTAAAACGATACTACTACAATATGCCTTGGCAAAAAAATAACTCTATATGGTAGAGCCATAAGAGTTTGCCGCTCTTATGAATTTGTTGACACTGCAAACATACTCATAAAATTTGAATTGCGCAAGTATTTGTATTAATTTAATTTGTATAATCAAACTATTTTCGTACATTTGCGTTGTCAATACTTGGAATATGGGCAATTGGAGTGAAAAACAGGAAGAAAAGAAGGAACGGAAAGAGAAAGATAAGACAAGTAGAGAAATACTCGGAAAATATTTTTATGACTTGTCTAAACTTTCCTTTGGAGCTATGGTTTTAGGAGTTGTAGTACCATGGTTTTCTGAATCCGATAAAGAAAACTATTGGCTTCTTTTATTAATTGGGCTTTTTACAACGGCTTCGTTGGCATATTTTGGATATAAAGTAATAAGGAGGTAGATTATGGAAGGATTGATTATAATTTTAGGAGGAGTAGGCGTTGTTGCTTTTGGCTTAGCGATTTGGATCAATACAAAATCCGGTAAAAAATGGCTTTCTAGCTTATGATATTGTAGGTAGGTGTTACGAGCACCTACCTTTTTTATTATGATCTATCACAAAATATCCGAATTAGAAAAAATAGTGGCTGAAAATTAAAGAAAAGTAAAAGAATATTTGCTTATTTGTATGTTTCTGTGTTAATTTGTCATATTGTATAACATAAAACACACAGCTATGAGGTCAATTATACGATTCGTTATCCTAGTTTTAATACTTTTATCTTGCTCTTCTCCTCATAGTAGGAAGAAGATATCAACTTCCATTATTCAAGATGGAGAATTGGTTGTTTCTGTATTCAAAAAAGATTTTAAGAATAATAGAGGAAGTTATCATATTTGGACTAAATATGAAAAGAAAAACAAAGAACAGGTTGATTCTATAAGAAGCACTCTTAGCCTTTTTTCTAATTATACCATATATTTATATAGTGATAGTACATTGGATGAAGGGCATTATTACGCATATAGTCAAGAGTATTTTAAAAACAATCCAATTCAAAAATTTGCAAGAAATCATCAAAGAGAGATATATGTAGAAAATGAAGATACTATTATGCTTTTATCTTCTGAACCTGATGGAATATACAATTTTTATACAAATAAAAGATTAGCCAAAGAGGATGTATCTTTTATTGAAAAGGCGATAAAGGCATTGAAGATAAATGGTATGAATACAGCATTTTTATATGAAGAAAAAACAGGCAATCCAGGGGAGGAATATTATGGATATTATTATAACAATGGAAAAAATATAACTATTAAGGCTTCCTTGAATGAAAATATAGAATCAACTATAAAAGATTTAAACGAAGGAATAAAAATAAATTCTATAGCTAGTGTTATCTTGTTTCAGGACCAAATAAGAAAAGGGAAAAAATTACTTTTAGAATGTGATAATAAAACGATGCGTGATAAGCTCCAAAGATCATTGTCTAATTTTCAAAAAATAAATTTTCCATTAGCTCGAAAGATGTATTATAATAATGCAAAAGAAAAACTATGGGAAAAGAATATAGAAGTCAAATTAAGCGGGAGGGATATTACCTTCGTTGGTTATATGTTTGCGGATAATGCTACAATAAAGACAACTTACGAGGAGGTTCGTCAAGAGTTGGAAGATCTTAGATTTAAAACAGTTGGTTTTAGATGGTATGAAGGCGGAGATGGAGCTTATTGGAAGTTAAATGTGAAAAATGATGGAGATATATAGAAATGGAGATAATAACTATAATCGGAGTTGTGCTTGCTATCATACCTATTATCTACCAATTCTATCTTAAGCCTAAAGAAAAATTTTCTCATTTGAAAATACAATTTAGGGCTACTCAAAGGTTGTCTCTGCAAGTTCAAGCGGAATTGAGGGAGTTTATAGAAAAATATGATGCAGAAGATCAGTTTCTAAAGCCGGGGATAACTTATCAAGCTTACTTGGCGCAGATGGAAAGGTCTTTTGATGAAAACTTGTCTGATCGATTATTAAAAGAAGTAGAGTCTCTTAAACCTTCGGATAATACTCTTGATTCAATGTTAAAAAGTTTAGAGACGCAATTTGAAGCATTATCTCAAATAGATGCCCAGTTGCGTACTATTTTGAATTCCAATCCCAAATAACACAATATAATTATGGAAACATCAAACCAATACTCCGAACTATCTGTTCATTGTGGTAGCAACACAGACAGCATAGAAAAGCTAGTAGATATATGCAAAGAAGAAGCTGATAAGCTAGCTGAAACTTTATCACTTACCGAAGGTGAGGAAGTATCCGTCCCTTTTTGGACATCAGGCCCAGGATTCCCCGAATTAATTTGCACCGGGATATTTAAAAGGAACGACAGCGGAAAGATCAGCTACGATCTAGACTTTTCGGAATCAACTTTGTAGTCCACCTCCCTAACCAGTCTTCGCCCGCCGGAAGGTGGGCTTTTTTGTTTCTGACTAGTCAAAACTAGTCAAAACTAGCCAAAACTATTAAAAACTATTAAAAACCGATAGTATAAATAGTTAATCTGCTAATCAATCAATCAATCTTGATTTGTATTATTTATATTTGCAACATCAAAATAGCGTATCAAAGTTGTGTTACGAACAAAGATATAACTAATTCTGTTAGTGATACTATAAGTAGTACTCATAGAAAGTTTATTTTAATTCATCTGAAATGGGAAATATAAAGTTAAAATCGAAAAAGACTAGTTTTTTAAAAAAAGACTCTTCTACTGATGTTAGAAAAAACAATTCTAATATTAAGTTTGTATTGACTGACGTTTCCAAACAAGAACTTGAGAAGAGAAGAATTCCTGTATATTCTTATCTGCTGTAATGTTACAAAGTGCATATCCATTTTATTTTATTCAAAGAGATAAAGAGGGTTCTAAAGGCCTTCTTTTTGTTTCATTGTATAGATTTAAATCCACTAAATCTCATCTCACTTATATAGTTAGAGTTGAAGAGTATGAATTTAATATTTATGCAGTGAAATTTTACCAAAAGAATCATTCGTTATCTAAGAATAAATATAGGATAATGGCTAACACCTATGAGTCTAGGCGTATTATAAATACTTGTATCAATATTATGCTTACTATATATCAAAACGATCAAAAAGCCTCTTTTGGTTTTATTGGGGCAAATGGGTTTGATGAAGATGTTAGTTGTACAAAGCGATATAAAGTATATGCAAGAATTGTTGCAACCTATTTTAGTGACGTGCATTTTTATCACAAAGAAAATATTGATAAAAGCGCTTATATGCTCATAAATAATATTGCATTAAAGGAAAATCCCGATTTAATAGAGGAGATAGAGCAGTTTTTTATAGATCAGTACGATTATTTCGAGTAAAATTTAATAATATAGATACATAATAAACTAATTCATGTTGTAATTATGACATATCCTATTCAAGATACTCCTGAAATTAAAGGAGAAGATGCCAAAAGATTCAGAAAAGGTCTTTTGGAATCTTTGACAAAGAAACTCACGCCTGAAGAAAAGGATGCTAAGAAGAAAGAAATTAAAGAGATGGAAGAAAATTACAATTTATTAGTATCAATCTCAGGTGGGACATTCTATTGATTTTTGGCAAATGTACAAATCATTATTAGAATTTATAGAGGCGGACTAACATCCGCCTTTCTTTTTGCCTGCCTTTCTTATCTTTATTCATTCTAAATAGCTTGTAAATTTCCTCAAATCTTCCTATATTTGTGCGGAAACCGTGTCAAGTGGCCCGGTACTTAATTCGAACGTTATGGCAAATGAATTAAAAATCACGGATTTGGTAGATCAAAAAGCTTTAAATCAACTAACTGATCTTCAGAAAAAAATCACTGAAACATACAACCATTACAAGGAAACGGCCAACGATATGGCCAAGATTACATTTATAAAGCCTAACACCCTTTCGGAACTGTCGGATAAGTCAGCGACGTATAATAAGACTCTTGCAGAACTCGCTGTAACTCAAAACAAACTGGCTGCTCTTCAGAAAGAGCATGAATCCGTCCTAAAAAAAATAGAAGAACAAACTCAAAAAAATGTTGCCCAGATATTAGATGAGGCCAAAGCAAATGAATTAAATGCTGCGGCTGAGTTGAAGGCGCAAAAGGCTGAAACTGAAAGGTTGAAGCAGCAAAGGATGCTTAACCAAGAAAGCAGGAAGAGAAAATACACAATTGATGAGGCTAATGAGGCTTTAAAAATGGAAGTAAAAACGATGCGACAGGCAGAAGAACAAAATAAAGTTCTTCGAAATGCTAGAAAAGATGTTGATTTAACGACTAAAGAGGGAGAAGTAACTCTTAATCGTTTTAATTCAGTCGTAGATAGAAATAATGCATTTTTAAAGAGAAATTCAGATGCATTAGTTCAAGCAAAAATGAATGTTGGGCGTTATAAGGAAGATGTAAAGCTTGCTGTTGCTGACATTTTAAAAGGCAATGTTTCTATAGATAATATGGGCAAGCTTGCTAAAAGTACTGGAGGGTTATTGAAGTCTAGCATGGGGGCCGGTCTTGCTGAAGTAAGAATCGGAGTTGGTTCGATGATAAAAGGAATGGTTGGTGCACAAGCCATAATAGGATCTTTCCAGAAAATGATAGGTCTATTCAAGTCAGGGGTACAATCTATTATCGATTTTGAGGCTGCTAATAGTAAGTTAGCTGCTATTCTAGGTACAACTTCGAATAATATGAAGGATTTGTCTACTGACGCTCAACGCCTAGGGGCGGCAACTAAATATACTGCGGCGGAAGCGACAAATCTACAGATAGAATTAGCTAAGTTAGGCTTTACTAGAAAGGAGATTCTCCAATCAACAGAAGGTATTTTAAAATTTGCTCAGGCTACTGGAGCTGATTTGCCAGAGGCGGCAGCTTTAGCTGGTGCGGCATTGAGAATGTTTGATGCAGGAACTAGAGAGACGGAACGTTATGTATCTGCGATGGCTGTTTCAACTTCACGTAGCGCGTTATCATTTTCATATCTCGCTACTGCATTGCCTATCGTTGGCCCTGTTGCAAAGGCTTTTAATTTTACCATAGAGGACACCTTAGCATTAGTTGGAAAACTTGCGGATGCAGGATTTGACGCTTCTATGTCTGCTACTGCGACTAGAAATATCTTGTTAAACCTAGCGGATGGAAGTGGTGAATTAGCTAAAGCCCTTGGGAGGCCGGTGAAGACGCTTCCTGAATTAGTTTCTGGCTTGCAGGAATTGAAAGAAAAGGGAATTGACTTAAATACGACATTAGAACTTACGGATAAACGTAGTGTTGCTGCCTTTAATGCTTTTCTTACTTCCTCCGATAAGATAGTGCCATTAAGAGATCAAATTACCGGAGCAACAGGGGAGTTAAATGATATGGCTGAGACTATGGGAGATAATGTTCAAGGGGCAATTGCAGGCTTGTCATCAGCTTGGGAAGCATTTATGCTATCTTTCTATGATTCAAAAGGAATAATGAAAGATGTTCTTGTTTTTTTTGCAAAGGGACTTAGGGAAGTAGCTAGACAATTAAAATCAAATGATCAGTTACAAGAGGAAGCAAATAATCAAGCGGTTGCAAATGCCCAAAAGGAGATGAGTCGATCTGATGTCTTGGATAAACATCGTGCAAATATAACTCGTTTATATAAAGAAAAAATTAATGAAGGGATGAGTGCAGATCAGGCGGCTATTGCAGCTAAAGAAGAGTATATTCAAACTATCCAGAGCCAATATGAATATGAAAATACGGCTTATCAAATAGCTATACAAGATAGAAAAAAAGCGGAAGAAGAACTGGCAAAGGTTGGTTTGTTTTATTTTAATAGCTCAAATGGGTTATCTAAAAAACAACTGCAAGAGAATGTAAAAACCGCAATAACAGCTGCTGCTGGGAAAAAGGCTATTGCTTCTGTTACCGAATCTATAATTGAGGATTTAAATAAAATAGATTTAAAACAATCGCAAGTATCTAGCGGTGTATCAATATTAACCGATAAGGAGAAAAGTGCTTTGGAGAAAGCTAGAAAGGAGCGTCTCCGTATCCAAAAAGAATTCCAGCAATCAGAAATAGACTTGATGGATGAAGGTTTGGGTAAGGAATTGGCAAAAATCCGTTTAAACTATACACAGCGCATTGCGGCTGTTAAGGGTAGTACTCAGGAAGAAATGAAGACCAGAGAGAATCTCGCTATTGCTATGGAGGATGAATTATATAAGAAGATTTATACCTATAACAGAGATAAAGAAAAGATCAATCTTCAAAACAGGTTGGATGCTCTTTCTACTAATTCACAAGATGAGCTTGATCAGCGCTTGAGTCTCCAGCTTCAGATAAACGAGATATTAAGAGAATCAGAAGTTGAGGCCGCAAAGAAAACAGGAGAAGATATAAATGCTATCAACGAGAAGTATAATAAAAAAGCTAGTGATATCGCAGTGAAAGGTGCTCTTGAAAAGGCTGGTTTGATTGAGAAAAATACAGCAAGAGAAACGAATGCGGTCAAAAATGGTGCAGAAGATCAGCTTCGTGCGTTAGAGTTGAGCTACCGTAAAGGGGAAATTAGTGAAAGGGAATATCGTCAGCAGACATATGAGATAACTAAAAAATCTGTTGAAGCGCAATTGGAACTGCTGATAGCACAACTAGAAGCGGAATTGAAGGTTCTTGATCCGGCCAGCGAGAAATCCGAAGAAATAAGAAAGAAAATCGAGTCCTTAAGAGCCGATATACGTAAACTGAAAGGGGAAATAGAAGATTTAACATACGACAAAGAGGTAGAAGATCGAGGAAAGTGGGCAGACGGTTTTACTGACGCACTTTCGAATATGAAGAGTGCCGCTGAGGAATCCTTGGGCGAAACAGTTGGGATATTCGGGTCTTTTTATAGTGTAGTTGGAAAATTGACCAAACAATTTACGGAAACAGGCAGCTTTTCATTGTCTAAATGGTGGCATGATATGGAACCGGGAGAAAGGGCTGCTGTGATACTAGAGGCATATGCGGAAATGTTTAATGGAATAACTTCTATGGTGACTTCTGCCTTTGATGCTCGTATCGAACAAATAGAGAAAGAACAGGAAAAGAATGAAGAAGCCGCAGAGGAAGAAAAGGAGCGTATTGAGGATATGGTAAATAGTGGAGTTATCACCAAAGAAGAAGGTGAGGCTAGAAAGCGTGCCGCAGAAGATACAACAGCCCGGAAAAACAAAGAATTGGACAAGCAAAAAGCGGAACTGGAACAGAAACAAGCTAGGTGGCAAAAGGCTAATTCGATAACTCAAGCGACAATTTCCACTGCTCTAGCAATAATGCAGGCATATGCACAAGCAGGACCTTTTACCGGTCCTGTATTTGCGGCTATTATAGCTGCTATTGGAGCTGCTCAAATAGCCATGATCGCAGCCCAGCCCATTCCCAAATATGCAAAGGGGACAAAGGACAAATCTCACCCAGGAGGTTTGGCTATTGTCGGTGATGGCGGCAAGCGAGAGGTTATTCTTACGGATAGCGGAGCTTATATCACCCCATCTGTTCCTACTTTGGTTGATATGCCTAAGCATGCTGAGGTTATCCCGGATATAGTTGATTACAAAAAAATGGCTCTTCGCTCTGACGCAATGATGCTTGATAAGATGAGGCGTGACAAAGGAGATCCAGTCATTGTTAATGTAAATAATGACTACAGCAGACTGGAGAGACGGTTTGAGGACGTGTATGGAGAAAATCGGAAAATGGTTCGATATATGAAAAAGATGGCCCGTTCCGCAGAGTATCGCTATCTGGACAGTAGATTATAACTTATCATTATAAATAAATCATCGTGTGAAGGAGCACGTTACAGAATTATGGAAAACTTTAAAGAATTAATTCCTATCAGAGAAAACAATGGCAAAAGAGCCGTTAACGCACGTGACCTACATGCTTTTCTTGAAAGCAAAAGAGATTTTTCCAATTGGATTAAAGATAGGATTAAAGCCTATGATTTTATTGAAAATCAGGACTATCAGGTTTTCAACAATTTTGGCGAAAACCCAAAAGGTGGGCGCCCGTCAATTGATTATGCTATTTCAATCAGCATGGCAAAGGAATTGTCTATGATTGAGAATAACGAACGCGGCAAACAAGCTCGAAAGTACTTCATAGCCTGTGAAGAGCATAAACATGAGCTTTCTCGTAAAGAGCTTGCGCTTATGGTCATTCAGGCGGAAGAAGAGAAAGAGAGGCTTCAAATGGAAAATAAGCATACAAAAGCCTTGCTGGAACAGAAACAAGAACAACTGGATGAATCTAAAGAGTGGTTCTCTATTAAACGATACGCAAAAGAGAATGGTTTAAACTGGAGAAAAATAAATTGGCGGGCATTGAAAGCTTTGTCTTTCGAACATGGATATGATGTGAAAAAGATATTTGATGCCAACTATGGTCAAGTCAATATCTATCATATCGATATTTTTAATATATACCTCTCACATTAAAATACCCATAATGCTATACAATGATTTAGACAAAATTCCCCTGGATATCTTTATTGACGTCTTCTTAGGAGAAAAGAAAAAACTCATAATAGATGGCAATCATTCAGAGGAAGAACTGGAATCACAGGCCTCAATGCTCATATCTGAATATATCGAAATTGTAGGTGGAGCTTCTGTTTCTAGTGAAATCTTGAAAAAGAGTAATCTGATCAATCTTCATATAAAAGTTGAATGTATGAGGATTGCGGAACTGATGGCAAATCGGGGAGAATGGGATGAAGTGGTTAATATCTTAAGATCCTTTGGATATCAGCTATTCCCGTCTGAACATGAAAAAATTAGAAAGCGGATATCGGCTATAATGTCGCAGAGTCGTTATCTGATAGAGAGCTATAACAGCAAAAAGACGGAAGAGCAATCTTTCAAAATGGATAAAAATTACTTTGCCAGGGAAAGAGTTATGGTCATGGCTCATTTTGGAATGCAGATCCGCAAGAATGAGATTACGGCAAAAGAATATGCCTTTATGGTTAAGCGTATGTGTGACGATGTAAAATCAATAAAACGCAAGTAGCTATGTACTTTAGATGTCAGATTTTAATAAATGGAATATCCTACGAAGCAACGGATGATCTCAAGAACTGGGATGATTTTGAACTTGCTTATAAAAGAAGTAATTATGACGGAGTACTTCGTTCTTTTAGCACTAAATTTGAGTTTGTAAACCGGTCTTATAATTTGTTGAAGGAAGAATATTCAAAGAATTACCTTTCTTCCAGTGCCGGTATAGCTTTTTATAAAAGAAACAATAGCTGGAACTGGGATAAGGTATTTCAGTGCGCTTTAGATTTTTCCTCTTATTCGGATGATGGATATACAATCTCTATTAACGCAATTGATGATACGCTGGCCGCTATTATTAAAGCTAAGAGAAATATTCAGTATGAGTATCCGGTGTCTGAATTAAAGCCTCAATCTCTTTATTATGACGGTCTGAAGTTCCAGTATGAAGCTAAATATGTGTCAGGAGGAACAACTGTAGAAGATGATGCTAACCTTCAGTATATCGAACATTATGGACCTCTTCTTCCGGGGGGAGAGGGGAAGCCTATTGTGTTGGGCTTTCCTTTGTATATACTAGATAATAGCGAACTCCCGAAGCTGAATTCTCCATTGGTTTTTACAGATGAGCCGTTTTCGAGTGATGGGGGTGTGCAGCCCTTTGCAGAAGCGCTTTCTGATATTAATATCACAATAAAACTGTCATTTTCGTTTTATGTGATTGGAAGCACCAGCAATGGAACTGTATCTTCTCAGATTGTATTATATATACAAAGGGCTGACGGAACACTCGAACAGAAAATGAGGGCTCGACATATAGCCGGGAACTCCCCTACTTTTGTTAATGAAAATATAACTTCAGTTCTTCATAAAGGAGATACTGTCAGGATGGAACTGGAATTAAACAATTCAGTAAGACCTGTGGCAATGACATGGACTACTTATCTGAGAGGCTTCTCTTTATCTGTAAATTTCCAATCCCGTATCAATCCTGTCAATATAGATGTCCTTCTTTTGACCACTGTTGCAGAAAAGCTCCTTGAAAGCATGACAGATAGCAGTGATTGTAGCGTAGATATATACAATTATGTACCTGGTGGAATTACTCGGAGTCGACTCTCTTCGTGTTTTATAATGCCGGCAGAAAGTGCAAGAAATCTTCCTAATGCAAAGCTATACACTTCCTTCAAGAAATTTTGTGAGTTTATGGAGGCTGAGTTTGGCTATGTTCTGGTTGTAGAAGGGAACAACGTTACTTTTATTCATAGATATGCATTGTTTGACAATTATGTCGTAAAAGACCTTTCAGATCAGATAAACGATTATGAATATAGCGTCAATTCCTCTCTTATCAACACTTCCGTAAAAGTTGGATATGATAAGCAGGATTATGACAGTATCAATGGACGTGATGAGTTTCGGTTTACAAATGAATTCTCAACAGGATTAAAACTGACGGATAATACTCTTTCTTTTATCAGTCCTTACCGGGCGGACGCGTATGGAATAGAGTTTTTGGTTCAAAAACGGGGGGAAGATACCACCGATAATGATAGCGATAATGATGTTTTTATCGTAGGTTGTCAATATGCAACTTCGGCAGAGAATGGTAATCTGTTATTAGACCGTCCGTACAGCTCTAGTCAGTTGCTGGGGCTAATCAGCCCTGATACAATGTTTAACATAGAATATTCACCTCGTTTTATGCTGGAAGCAAATAAGGCATATATAGGCGCATGCACAAATATGCTTAAGTTTACTTCTTCTGATGGTAATAGTAATGTCTCAATTGCGGGAATAAAAGAAACCGATGATTTTCCTATAGATAATCGCTTGTTTACGGTAGGAGAAGTAGACGTTGAGACAAGTGAAGTGGATATTCCTTCAAATTTATCTGGATTAATCTCTCTTGATTATAATGGAGAGGCCGTACACGGATATATTAAAGAGATGAAGATTAATGTCGGAAAGACCGAATCGGTAAGATATTCTCTAATTGTGAAAGAGATAAAAAGCTGATAAGTTATTGTAATTGTTATAATAATTAGTATATTTGCATTGCAGTGTCAAGCGGCACTTAACCCATAAAAGAACGAAAAGACCATATGATTAAAATCGGTGACATCTGTTCATTGTTCTTTTCTCCATTAAAGAACAAATTTCAGCAGGATATAGACTATATCCAGCGTTTTCATACAAATGACAACATTCTAGTCCAGGTATTTTCGAATGATTCCAGCCATTCTGTTACGGCTTATTTACGCAATTTAGTATCAGGCAATCAAATACTCGTTTCTTTTTCTGAATATCAGGTGAATGATACGATAAAAATGTATTATTCCGCAATAACAGGACTTCATGATGCTGTATATGTACTTGAGGTAGCGGATGCTTCTGGTAATTTCTATGCTGTTAGCGAGCCCTTCTCAATCTGTTCTGATAGCCTCATTTTGGATGAGACATGTCTTATTAGATGCTCTCACAAAGATAATAATTCTCCTTTTGACAATATCTTCTGGCCTGGTGAAGATCAGTTGTTTTTTGAATTCAGAATAGAGGGAGGATTCAAACCGAACGGTTATTCTGCAAAAGTTGAGAATGAGCAATTTCGGAATCAAAAACAGGAAATTATAGAATTATATTCAATTCCATATGACACGTTTTCTTTGTCGTGCGGTAATTCCTCAGGTATTCCTTATTGGTTTGTCCAATTTATAAATAAATCCCTATGTCTTTCCGATTTTTATATAAATGACACGGCTTATGTTCGTTCTGGAAATTCGGTGCCTGAAGTAGCTCAGATATCGGAAGATAGTCAGATGTTCTGGGCTTCAGTCTTATTGGAGCAGAGGGAGAATAATCTTTCAGGTTTGGGTGGAATACCTGGAGGATCGTCGGCAATTAATCTCGTTGGATTTAATATAAACAATCCCAAGGAGGGGGAGATGTTACAGTATGATTCTTCCCAATTAGCTTTTGTAAATACTGACAAAATTGAAGTGTAATGAAGAAGAAGGTAACAAAAGAGTTATGGTATGGAAGTGAGATAGACGAGGATGGCAATCCGGTATATCCTCCGTTGGCACCTTCTGAAGCAAGGCATTTAGAAGGATTGAATCAAGGGGAAGTATATATACATAACAGAGATGAAGACCCTAAAATCATTATTGTAACCGATAAAGGAAACGTAAAAGAAATTGGCGGAGATGGTGAAGCGCTAGAGAAAAAATATATACGAAAGGATCAACCGGATGGTACCGATTTCTTATTGAGTGCTAACGGTGGTCTTGTAGTTCGTGGCGGAGAATTGATAGAAGAAGTTGAAGATTCATTGATTGAAGAATTAGAATAATATGGCAATACTAAGTAACGGTAAGTTCTACGGGTTTCTTTGTTCTGTGAAAGCGACAGGACGTAAGTTGTCGAACGGCGTAAAGGAATACGTCGAAGACTTCGTGTCCGGATTTGCCGGTCATGGATGGAAGTTGTGGGAGTATATCAAGGGCAAATGGAAGCTGGAGATAGACAGTCTTGTTGTTCGCGAGACAATGGTCGTTTTTGAGCTTCTTATTCAGAAGATCCGCGCGGTGAAGGGTGCACTGGGTATCACTCAGGCATGCGGCCGTATAAAGACTGCCACGCTGGATGAGTCCGGACAAAACTGGCTGGTCACCATAGAGGATGAGATGTCTTTTGTCGCACACGATTTCATCCGGTGCCAGGATTGGACGAATGGCACTCTTAAAGGCTATTGGGTCGAGATATCTGAGATACGCAAGATTGACGGTGTTGATACAATCGTCATACCTGTCAGTGAGTTCACCGGCGGTGTAGGTTACACAGACGGCATGGAGGCTGTTGATCCGGCATTGTCGGGTATGACTACTCCGGCTGTCAGTGATGAGATTGTCCAGTTCGGTAACTCGAAGGATGTAAATCGTCAGAGTGCGATCTATCTGCATGCCGATGAAGGTGGACAGCCTGCAATCGATATTCTGTTTGGTATCAACAGCAAGAGTTTTGCCGGTTGTACGAAAATCCGTATGGGCGGTGATATTCCCGGAACAGACGGGCTTAAGGGTTTCTATTGCGAAAATGGTATGATCAAAGGTACAGACTCTAAAGGGCATGTCGTTTACTGTATCTATCCGGACGGTACTGCTGAGTTTGGAGACGGATCAGCCCGATTTGCTACAGATAAATCCGGTCACATAGCCGGAGGTGCCATTTCGTGGCATTGGGACGCATCGAAGAACAAATATGTGTGTTCCATGAAAGGAGTGGTTCTAACGTGGGATAATCTGGACGAGGAAACAAAGGAAAATCTAAAGGGAGAACCGGGTAAAGATGGCCAGGACGGTACGAATGGTACTGACGGTAAAGACGGTACAAGCCTCATTTTTATGGGGGAATTCTCTTCTGCTCCGGCAAATCCTCAGAACGGATACTGGTATCGTAATACTACCGACAAGAAATGCTACGTATACCAGGATGGCGCATGGTATGTGATGACTGAGGATGGTAAGAATGGTCTTGACGGAGAAGGAAGCATCTCTGCTGATCTTGACGATGAAATGCAGTCTGTAGCTTGCTCTCTGGACGGTACAGTGGTATTTGGTTTGCCCATCACGACGACATTCTCTATGTTCTACGGAACAACCGAGCTTCCTCTTGATTCTCTTTCTGTAGGCAGCATTACAGGCGTGACAGCAACGGCTGATCGTAGCACGGGGATAGTTAAGGTAACAGCTATTACTGCTGCGGTGGTTGATGTAATTCGTATACCCATAACGGGACGGGTAACATACAAAGGTTCTCAGTATGAACGTACCCTGCATTTATCGATAAACAAAGTGAAGCCGGGGGAGAATGGAGAGAATGGGACCGACGGAACAAATGGTCAGAACGCGGTCATTTACTCGCTTCAGCCGTCGATCAATATCATAAAGAGAGATGCTGACGGGAACAGTGATATATCGAATATATCCTGCCGGGTGATGAAAACCGACGGAGCTTCTACTATCGTATCCTCTTTACCGGTTGGCTACTCAATGGACTATATTATAGACTCAGGGAATGCGACTAGTTATACTCCGGATAAGCAAATATCCGTCTCCGGGATAACAGAGAAGATACAGTTCCGGCTTTACAATGAAACATCGGGAGTAGTACTGATCGACCGCGAAACGATTGCTGTTGTCTCAGACGGAAAGAAGGGGCTTGACGGTATAAATGGTGAAGATGGTAAAGACGGGCTCAGTATTACGTGGAAAGGGGATTTATCAAGCGCTCCTGCCAATCCTCAAAAAAACTGGGCTTATCGCAATACCAGTAATGGTATCGTCTATATCTATAACGGCACCGCTTGGGAGTTGATGGTTGCGGACGGTCAGGACGGAACAGATGGTACTGACGGCACGGATGGCCTGAGTGTTTTCATTACATACCATGACAGCGAAGATGAACCATCCCGTCCGACCGGAAGCGGGACAAGCGGAGGATGGCACACTAACGCTACAAAAGATGTCGTTTGGATTTCTCAGAAGGTCGCTTCAAGCGCTTCTTCCGGCACATGGGGTGATCCTATACGATTCAAGGGATTGCCGGGAAAATATACGGAACTACGGTATAAGTATGCTTTCGGAAAGCCTGCTACGCCTACCGGTACAAATCCGGCAGGATGGTCCCTTTCTCCGGATCGGGAGGATATTACCTTCTCGTATTCGGGTAACTTTACAAAAGACGGTGATTACTATGTCTCTCCATCTCCTACATCTCATTCCTCGACATACAAGCAAAGGGTGTCATTTACGACAAGAAGAGCTAATCAGATGATACATATAGAGATTGATGTATCATCCGAGCAGAACTACGACAAGGGTATCGTAGAAGCCCTTGATACGTCCTATCGCATGGACAACGAACATGCCTGGGAGGGAAGTGGAGTAACCAATGCGGTGGTGGATATTGCAGTGCCTACAGCCGGCAGTCACTTTGTTGAGATTGTATATACGAAAGACGGCAGCACAAGCAGTAACGAGGACAGAGTCAAGTTCCGTATGCTCGATCCTACTACCTGTTGGTATTCCACCGCAGTGATTGATGGTAAAACAACTCCTTCCTGGAGCGAACCTGTCATATTCCCAACGGACTCCAAGACCGAGGAGCAGGTTTACCTGCTTGCAAAGTCTAAGCGTAATGTTATTGACCTTCCGACATCCAACGAATACGTTAACGAATACATTGGTGATGCTCCTGAATACAGTAGCTCAAAATTCTATTCGGCAGGTAACATAGTAAAATACAATGATGTATACAAGGTAGCTATTCAGGCGCATTCGGGGATTGCTCCGACCAATGAAGCATACTGGGAAGATGTGCTATGGTGGGTGGATAATCCTCGTGGAGCATCGGAAACTTATCCTTATGAGTATACTTGTGAACGTACTCTACAGGATGGGAAATGGGGAGAATATAAGAACTATCGTCTCTTTGGTCATTACGGGAAGGACGGCGAACCGGGTGCAGATGGCAAACCGGGAGAGGATGGAAAAGATGCGAATCTGCTTCCTTGGGTGGAACAATGGAATAATAATAAGACACTGATAGATGGCGAATATATCGTATCTCCGAAGATGTTTTCCGGTACAAAGGATAGTGGTGGGAAACTGACCGGTATTGCGTTAGGCAGGGATTGTATCACCATTGACGGAGAAAAACGCACAGGAATTTTCGCTTTGGTAAAAGATGAAGTTGTCTTTGAACTCGATCCAATAAATGAAAAGTATGTGTTCAAGGGAACGGTTGAAGCGGATAGCGGAAAAATAGGGGAATGGAATATAACAAATACGGGGCTAGCTATAACAGGGCAAAGTAATGCTAATATTCTTCTTGAGATATCAGGAACAAAATTTTTAAGGATAAATGAATATGGGGAAGGTAATCCAGATGCTTCGGTGCTTCAAATCAGAAATGATCACGGATCGGCTGTGAGCCTAAGTGGAGGGGCGAATAAAACAGTCCTGAATATTCTTGGTAATGGAGCATATTATGCCATCGAAAGCTATGGATCTCACAGGTTCGGCCAGCGTCAGTATGAGAAATGGGATGCTCCTGGAGTATTATGGGCTGGACGCATTTCGGCAGGAGGTGGTATATCAAACAGATGGGGAGATGGGTGCTATGTATCCAAAGTCGACAGGACAGATACAGGAAATTATGTCTTTTGGCACGATTTAGGCCATACTGACTATTTTATAATAGCTACAGGTATAAATGAGAATTGGACTATTTGTATAATATCTGATAAACAGGCTAGTACTTTTACAGTAAAGACATTTCATAAAGACCAGGGATGGATCAATAGTGCATTTGAGGTCGCAGTTATAGGAAGAAATAAAACGGTATAATATAATAACTTATGAGAATAGACTTTAGAACAATCGAAGTAACAGATATCGAAGGGAATAAGAGTACTGTCGATATCAGCAAGGCTCTTGGTAATGCGATGTATCAAAAAACGGCTGACTTGGGTGAACTGGAGTTGGCTCAGAACATCTATAAAAATGGCGAAGTAGAATTATCTCCGGAGCAGGTGAAATCTGTGAAGAAGTATACCTCTACCTGTTTTGTGGCATACGTCCAGATGGCGGTGAATAAAATCTTATTAGAGGCATGCGAGCAAAAGGTACAATAATCAAGTTGGCAATCTCCATCGACCTCCCTTCGGGGCTGACGATGGATGATGTGGACTTCCAATGCCGCTTCTTTGTCTTCTCCGCCTCACAGGTGATAGAGAAGTCTCAGATGGTACGCATTAATGAGAACAGCTACAGCTGCTATGTTGACACTAAGATTATCGGATCGGGGGAAATCTGGCTGGAGACTACGGCTTACCTTCCTGACTCCGACTATGAAGGCGGAACAAGAGTAGAGGTAGATAAGATGAATACCGGTATAAAGACAGTGTAAAATGGGATGTATATCTGTACATATCGAAGCTATCAAGGGCATTGGAAATGTCTCGGCCAAAGCTGATGAGATGAAGGTTTCCGCTTCGGCAACGGGCATGAAGGTGTCGATAGGGGTTGTCTGTGATGTTGGGCAAGAAAAATATGTAAAAGTGACTCCCAAACACATATGGCTCACTCCTGATAATGACTATATGGCTGATGTGGATATCATGTCTAATACTGTATGGACTATTGTTCAGACTGAGTAGAATTAATATATTGTTTAATTTAAAATATTACTATTATGGCAAAACCTATTTGGGTAAAGTTGGATAGAAATACCGGTTCAGGTAATGGAACGGTGGCAAATAGTTCGAATCCCCACACTGGACGTGTGGCAAGAAAAGGTACGTTACAGGTTGACGGTGTTGGTGCTACAGTTCCGGACGTATATGAAGTGACTCAATCTCCAAAACCGGAATTCGTTTCCTTCGACAATGGTTCGGAAATGTCTGCTCCCAAGACTGCGGGGACTGTGACTGTTGAAGGTAAGACAAACTCATCAAAACTTACGTTTGCATTTGCAGGAAGTGTAACGGATGTAGATCTTCCATCTAATTATAGAGCTAACGGCACACAGACAAACAATGGTACTGCTATTTCAGGAGACCCCGGTGCAACTTCTGAATTCGCTTTCTCCATTGAGTTAGAGCTTCCGGAAAACACAACAATAGAGGAGGTTACAAGAAACTTGAAAGTGACAGCAAATGGTGGTCAGTCGGCTCAGATTGCTATCAAGCAGGCAGCAGGAGACGCATATGTGAGAGTTTCACCAAAGAGTATTACTATTCCTCAGGATGGTTCTGCGGTATCTGTTACTATTGAATCAAATACTACTTGGACTATCTCTTAACCTATGGCAATCCTGGAAGTATCTGAAGAAATTAAACTTCCTTGGAAAGAAGGAGAAGGCAACATCGTTATCACTCCCGGTTCAAATGGAACCGCAAGCGTGTCAAGCGATGTTGCCAACGAAGGACTCGACAGGGAGCAGACTGTTGTGTTTAGGACAACTAATAGTGGAGTACAGGCATCTGTCTCCACTACCATCTCCCAGATAGGCAAGAGACAGGCGTTTGCTGTTGCTGAAGGACGTTTCTTGCTGTCGGATGGAAGTACGTTTAATGTGATTAAAAAAGAGTTTGCATGAGTGATTATAATAGCGGATTTACAGGAGATAGAGTTGTAGAATTGCTGAACATGATTCCCAACTTGGCAAAGGCAGACTTGTCTAACGCTATGACTGTATCATTAGGTCAGAACGGATATGCTAAGTTTAACAATGGTTTATTGATACAATGGGGTTACAAGACAGCAAGTTCTAGTGGTACTAATACTGTTTATACGCCAATAGCATTTTATAATGGTGCCTATGTTCCCATTGTTACTTATCGTGAACCAGGCAACGGTATGAACATTGTTACGGGTTTAATTACGATAATACAAACTAGTTATTTTACAGTAAGGACTAGATATACAGTGGGAGATTCAAACGGTACCGGTGCAGGAACTAATGACTTTTATTGGATAGCCGTTGGGCGTTGGAAATAAATAATATTATGGCAAAATATTGGAAACAAGGATTCTACGATGAGCCGCAAGAAGGCTCAGTAGGGATAACGGAAGAATACTGGCAGGAGTTGCTGGACGGTCAGTCATCCGGAAAGGAAATAAGGGAGAACGAAAGCGGCTATCCCGTATTGGTTGATCATGAGTATACCCTTGATGAACTAAAAGAGATGAAGATAGCGGATATTAATGCTTATGACAAGTCAGACGCTGTGAATTCATTCACTCTCTCCGGAAAGAGAATGTGGCTTACCAAAGAGGACCGCGTAGGTCTTGTTAACTCAATCAATATTGAGAAGCAGGCCGGAAGACTGGATACCGTTTTATGGTTTGATGCGGTAAAGTATACGATACCTGTTTCAAGTGCTCTCCTTATGCTGAACTCATTAGAGTTATACGCTCTTGATTGCTATAATGTGACGCAGCAGCATATTGCTTTCGTTCGGGGATTGCAGACGGGAGAGGAAGTCGAGTCTTACAACTACAAGACCGGTTATCCGAATAAACTAGAGTTTTCATTATAAACAGATAAAACTATGATTTTGACACTACTATCATTATTGGTTTTCGCATCTTATGTTGGTGTGATGATTTACAAGACAAAGGGTATCCCTTATTCTATTTCCGATACCTATTACATTCTGAGTAACAGGTATTGGTTCGGTATATGCATGATTCTCCCGTCTTTGTTGTTGCTTCCGGCCGCATTGGATGCAAGTACAGAAAACAGTCAGTTCCTGATCTTTCTTTCTGTAGTCGGAATGATTGTATTGGGAGTATCCCCGAATTTTAAAGGAGCACACAAGAAAGCTCATATAGCCGGCGCGGTGATGTCGCTTGTATTCTCCCAGATATGGGTAGGATGCAATTCGTGGTACTGGCTGCTGCTATGGGCCGCATTTCTGATTTACGCGATAACGTTTGTAGTCAAGAATTGGTCCGGAAACCTTATATGGGACCTGACGGCATGCAAATCGATGTTCTGGATTGAGTTAATTTCATTGCTAACCGTTTACTTGACTTGTTTGCTATGAAGGAAGCTATAGTACATACAACTACAGGCGGATTTGCGGCAATCGCTACCGCATTTGTTTCCGAGTCATTGCAGAATATGATTCCGTGGCTGATTGTATCATGCGCGGTAATCCTTTGTGATCTTCTCTTCGGTGTCAGAAAAAGTATGCTAATGGGTGAAAAAGTCAGATTCTCTCGTGCAATTCGCGCTACTATGGGAAAGATGGTTACTTATTTTGCTTTTGTCTGCATGGTCTGCATGATCACTGTGGCAAGTCATAGCGAATATCCTATTGATGTGTATTCCTGCTTATTGGTATGCTTCATCGAAGGGTGTTCGATTGTCGGCAATATATTGAAACCAAAGGGGATCAATATAAATGTAATTGGAGCTTTGGGAGTCTTTGGAAAGAAGGTGTTCAAGGTTGACAAAGAAGATGTGAGAGACATAATTCAAGAAGAAAATCATGAGTTGGATCAAAGAAAGTAACCGTCCTAAGCACCTGCTTTACGCTATCCCGGCAGGTGCACTGCTTACCATCTTGTTTGTCGCAGGACTGGCGGCTGGTATGGAATTTAAAGATAAGCAATGGGGTGGCAAATGGGACTGGCTTGATATTGCGGCGACATTGATTGGAGGCCTTATCGGTCAGGTTATTCAGACATTAGTATTGATTTTAATTTTATAGGAGGAAACATATATGGCAGATGTGAAGAAATTGGCACCGTTTATTCTAAAGTGGGAAGGCGGTTTCGTTAATGATCCGGATGATTTGGGAGGTGCTACTAATATGGGTGTAACAATCGCTACCTATGAGGCGTATTGTAGAAAGAAAGGCTATCCTAAACCGACTATAGAGAGACTGAAGAATCTTTCCAAGGAGGAATGGACAGAGATATTGAAAACTATGTACTGGGATAGATGGAAGGCAGACGAGATCAAGTCTCAGTCGGTCGCTAATATTTTAGTTGATTGGATATGGGCCTCCGGTATCCATGGTATCAAGATTCCGCAGGAATTGGTTGGTGTAATGCCGGACGGAATTGTCGGACCAAAAACTATAGCGGCAGTTAATTCTAAGAATCCACGCGAGTTATTTGATCGTATCAAGATTGCCCGCTTCGATTTTATAGAAGATATCTGCCGGAAGCGTCCCGCAAACAACAAGTTCAAACGCGGGTGGCTGAACAGAGTTAACGATATCAAATTTGAATCATAATAATAGGAGGAATAATCATGAAAGAAACATCTATAACCTTTACGAAGGGTGCGAAGAACTATGTAAGCGATGCCGTTCAGGTAAATTCTGCGGAAGTAGGATTGCAGATTACATTTGAAAAAGGCGGTAAGCTTTGGGTGTATATAAGCTATGACGGGCAGAATTACTCTCCACTGCCGAGTAGAGGCTATACAAAAGTGTTTGCTTGTCCGGTTGTCGGTTGTATCCCCGGACAGTATCTTAAAATCGAATGTGAAACGGAACCGGTAAAGGCTTCTATTTTTGAATCAGAAGAGTAATGAACGCAATAGGATTAAATCCAATTAAGCTTGATGCGATAGGGCTTGATCCTATTCGCATGAATGCGATACGCTTGGGAGTTCCGGTAGCTTCTTCGGGCTCCGGTCGTCCCTACATCGACCCCGAACTACTCAGCCACGTCAAGATGGCTATATCCACCTGGGGTAAGACAAACGACGACCCTGACCGGGCTGTTTTGAAGGACTTGTCCGGCAACGGGAACGACATGCGTTTGCTGAACTTCTCATTTACGGAGGGCAGTGGATATGGATTGCCGGGAACCGACTTCGAAGGCTGGCTATGTACAGACGGAGTAGACGACATGATAGTCAGCAAAAAAACAGTTGCTGAAATGATCGGGGATAGCAAAGAGGTTACTGTTGTTAGTATAATCAGATGTATCTCTGATGTAAAAGGTTCACATAATGTATTTGGAAGAAGATATATTAGAAATGTCTTTAATGATAATGTCAATGATGGCAAATGCTATATCTGTGGATACACATCTAAAAACATTGATGAAAGGGAAAATGTAACGGTTATTAATGACATTCTAGGAGATAAGAATGATTTTGTTGCTAGTTATCCTACAGCTACTGGAGTTGCTGATTATTTTTCAGTTATCGGATATCTTGATACAAATAATGTTCCTCGAAAATGTGTTAAAATTGCCTACGCAGGAGGATTCATCGCTAATAAAGTTCTGACCACTGACGAAATCAATCAGATCATCGCCTACTATAACCTTGACCGTCCGGGACAGATCATCAAGCCTCAGTTGTACTACAACATCAAGAAGCAGGGTATCACCAACGAGAACCACGCAGAGTTCAACGATCAGTTGATCGACTTTGTAGGAGGTCACAACATCCAGTTAAACAATATCGGCTGGGAAGGAGAAAGTGGTATCAACAGCTATCCTGTTGTGTTTGGTGCTAATAAGACTTGGACTTATCTTAGAGACAATACTTCTGGTATCTATAATTATGAAATTACCCCTACTAAACTTATAATAAATAATACTAGAGATGGAGCAGTTATTCTGTATAGTTATTATATAAAAAACGGAGCTATAATTCAATTTGAAATTCCTTCGTTTAAAGTAAAAGTTACTGGATTAAATGCTGGTCAATCTGTAAGATACTTCTATATTTCTGGAAGTGATAGAACAAATAAAACTGTTTACATCATATCGGATAATGGAGAATATACATTGCCTAAATCTTATCCTGCTGAATTAGGAGATAATACAGGAGATAGTTTTATTGGATGGTCTGCGATTGTTGGTAATATAGAAAATCAAATTACTATCGAAGTCCTCCCCACCATCGAACACGCTCTCTGCCTAGACGGAATCAACGACTTCGGCAAGGTAACCGGTCTCACTGTTTTGAAGGATTATACGGTAGTGGCTAAAAGGAAATGGTTGTATGGTGATTCTGTAACAAGTACTGAAACTGGCTCTATTGTTTCTAAATCTAAAGCTAATCAAGGTGCTTTTATTTTAGAACAAACATTAGGTCTAAATCCTGTTCGTTGTGGTACTTGGAATTTTGGTACATTTAATGCATTGGCAAGTGATGATAAGTTGAAGGAAGAATCATTTACTTATCAAACTAAATATAGTTATAATGGTAATCCTATCCAAGCAGGTGCAGGCGTTGACGGTGATACTATGTGGTTAGGAACAATTAGAGATGGTGATAGCAGATTCTCCAAACTCGCCCTTTGGTCACTCATGCTCTTCCCCTACAGCCTCTCCGAGTTCCTGTTGGAGAGACAACTGAGAAAGTACAAGGCAGGAACGCTATATCCGGACATGATCGAGTTCAGACCGATTGTAAAGAGTAACATCCCTTACTCTTCAATCTCCTACTCAGTTAATCCGGGAGTGTATGTAACCGAAGGCAGCGCGGTAACTATCACCATAACCTTGGAAAATGCTTCTGATAAACTGGTCGGTGTGTCATCCAATGCCATCAGCGACATATCCATCTCTGGAGACAATGGAACCTACGAGATAACCGGAAAGGTCACCAAATCTCCTCAGAAGATCAGCATAGTTATCTCCAGCTACTTGACAATGTTAGGTAACGAGACTTTAATTTCAAATGAAACATTAATTAAAAACGAATAATATGGAAAAGATATTTGACATAGCAAAAGACTCCGAAAAGTCGTGGGGAGTCATTGCGCAAGGGATAGATGGGAACTTTGAAGAAATAGATAGTATTGTCAATGGTGGAGATACGGAGTATACCGACTGGAATATAGGCAAGGCTATTAAAACAAATGGAGGGGTTGGTGGAAAAGTTGACATTATTCCCTATGCTGATAATGCAAAGTGTGCAGTTATTCCCTGTTTAAGGGGAGATGTATTTGTTATTACAGGTAAAGGTGCATCAACAGCAAGATTGTGGTGTTTTACTGACAATGAGTATATATGCACTTTGGTTGCCTCTCCTAGTCTTGTGCTGACTGGCTATGAGCTAATTTCGCCTAATGATGGATATTTGATTGTAAATTTTCAAAATTCTTACGAAGGTGTGTCTAGCTTGCGGTTAGTTAAAAAAAGCATAAATGATTCTATCTTGGAAAAGGTGGAAGTTGTCGTTTTGCCGGAATGCGATGATTATACTATCGTAGAACCTGTCAATATACCCGATGACTATTCGACTCCTAATGACAGAAATAGTGTTAATCGAATACAAACCTATTATGAATTTCTCTCTATGTTCTACGACAGTCTGATGTCGCTAAGTAACGATAATTATACTATCAAGAAAAGAACAATTGGAGCCGATCAATCTAATAGGTATGAGCTCTATGAATATGACTTTGTCCCTCAAAAATATAATCGTGTAGTGTTGCTTTCTGCGGGAATGAATGCAATGGAGACATCGGGCGAATATGGTCTTGCATTATTTATGCGTGATGTTGTTACTCCACCATCTGACGATGAGGGATATAAATATTTGCATGATAATGTCCGTTTCAAGGTGTTGCCAGTTATTTGCCCATGGTCTTTTGATCAGGAATTCCTTAAATATGGGAATTATAGAGGTGTAAACATCAATCGTAATTTCAACTATAGAAACTCTTGGGATGATATGATTTCCCAGGAAGGACAAGCGAATTATAAAGGAGAAGCGGCAGATAGTGAGGCTGAAACTTTGATACTTAAAAATTGGATTAGGCAGAATGGAAAGTCTGCATCTCTTTGGGTTGATTGTCATTCGGATGTAGGTGGAACCAATTCGTATGAAGGTGCTGCTATTTGTAGTAGTAATATATCGAGTTTAGTCAGTGTGGAGTTTTCTAAGATAGTTTCTTTCTACAAGAATAATGGATTTTCTATGTCTCTAAATGCGTATACAGGGACAATGAACACTTATCCTAAGACTTTATATTCGTACGATGTGTGCGGTTGCCCTGCTATAATGATAGAACAATGGATGTCTAATGGGATAAATTATGGAAGTGATGGGAGTACCAATAATGATGCTCCTTGCTTAAAATTTTATATGCTAATGATTAGAGGTGTAGTTCTCGCTTTGCTTAAACGAAACGAAGTGTCAATTAAGATTGATGAGGTTGCAATGCGCTTATATCAGGTATATTTAGAGCAAGTAGGCAAGTAAGTATTAGGTATGTTATTCACATTTTATAAGAAGCAATTATGAAATACATTGTATTCCCTTCAGAGAATCTAAATGCGATACCGCAAGAGGTCCTCGACGAACTGCACCTTACCCCACGAAAGAGCGTTGACGGTACTCAGGTAATCATGAAGATAGTTCATTACGAAGCTCTTTTCCCGTCTATTATGACTTTGCCATTATTGGACGAAGAAGAAAAAACGGAAAATCCGATTTATCCTTATCCTACCTACGAAGGCGAAGAGCTGAATACTTTATTGTCCGGTCCGGATTGGTCATCAAGTGAAAGTATTATATGAAATCTCTCCCTTGGATATTAGTCTGCCTGCTACTTGGTGTACTCGTGTGGATGCGTTGTAATCCACACGATCCTTCGACTGTCTATGTAAAAGGCGATACGATAAGAGTAAGGGACACTATAGTTGACATCGTGCTTATGCCGGTAAAGGAGACCTTAAAGCGTACCGATATGGTATATTTACCGATTATAGTAGATACCACTACCGACAGAACCGTAGAAGGCGACTCGGTCCCGGTGCTTATCCCGATCACAAGTAAGGAGTATAAGACTGATAATTATCGTGCAGTGGTTAGCGGTTATAAGCCCAGCCTAGACTTTATGGAAATCTACGGAGAAAAGGAAATCATCACTCTTAAACCGAAGCAAAAACGCTGGGGCCTTGGCCTGCAATTTGGATACGGCTATCCCGGTGGATTGTATGTCGGTGGTGGAGTAAGTTATAATTTATTTATGTGGTAATACCGGCACTATCTTCACAGACCGTTTCCGGTATGAAAAGTTTAAGTTGTATTTATATAACAATTTCCATTGGAAAAAGGTTTATTAAGAAAGGAGGACAAAATGAGACATTAATTGATTATTAAGCACTAAGTTATCCGGTAAAGTAGAAGGCCGGTTATCATAACAAATGTAACTCTTTTGGGGGATAGAGTAAAAAAGAACCCCCAACACTGAAAGTTGACGCCAATCGAACTTTTTAGCATACCAAAAGCATACATAGGTAGTGTCGGGGGTATAATATCCTTAACATTCCTATATATGCTTTTGTTTATTTGGTACTGAGTACGATTGGCAAAGGCAAAAGTACAACAAAAAATTAAATTACTATGTGTAAGTCAGAGATTTTTGCCGAGATTCTAAATATTGTTGGAAAAGAAACTGAAGTTTCTACTGAATTGATCCTTTCATCAAGTAAAGTTACTGAAGTTGTTGACGCCCGTTCTATTGTAGTATTCTTCCTCACAGAATACGGGCTATACCCTGAACAAATAGCGACTTTGCTTCACAAGACATCCGCTAGTATCCGTTATCTTATATCTACTTTTGAAAGCCGTAAACTGGCAAACAAAATGATTGCAATATATCTGCAAAATATTCGCAAATCGCTTGAAAATGAGCTCTGATTTACCGTATTTCTATTATATACTTTTGTGATGCGGTTAATATTGACCGTGTTATAATTGTATATCAATATGAGTGAAACAAAGACTTACGTTTTCCCGGAGTCAGGCGGGAACGGTGGCGGTAGTGGAATGATGGCCATGCTGGCTCCTCTATTGCAGCAGAAAGGAATTGATCCGAACTTGTTGGTAGCTATGAATGGCAAGAACAACAATAGCGGCTTCGGTGGGGAAGGATCATGGTTTATATGGGTGATTTTTTTGTTTTTCCTTATGGGATGGGGAAACAATGGAAATGGATGGGGAAACAATGGCGGCGGCAACAACGCAGGCGGAATCCCTAATCTTATCAACAACGATGCAGGAAGGGAGTTGCTTATGAGTGCTATTCAGGGAAATGGTCAGGCTATCAATACGCTGGCTACCAATTTGAATTGCTCTGTAGGGCAAATTCAACAGTCTATCAACAGCGTCATGACGCAGATTCAGGGAGTAGGCAACCAAATCGGGATGTCTTCACAGCAGATTATCAACTCCGTGCAAGCTGGTAACTGTCAAATAGCACAAGCAATCGCAGACTGTTGCTGCAAGACGCAGAATGCTATTACTACGCAAGGCTATGAAAGTCAGTTGGCCATCTGCAACCAGACTAATACCTTAGTGAACACGGCCAACCAGAACACCCTGTCATTACGTGACGGAGCAACCGCAAATACAAATGCTATTTTGGGGAAACTGGATGCAATGCAGAATCAGGCCTTACTGGACAAGATCGATGCGCTTCGTGAGGCTAAATCAGCTTTGCAAACTCAGTTATCACAGGAACATCAAACATCGACATTCGGGCAAATGATTGGTCAGGCAACAGCTCCTCTGGGTGCTGCTTTAGGTGATCTCAGTTCGCGCCTGGCAAAAATCGAGTGTAAACAACCAGAGACTGTTACTGTTCCTTACAGTCCTATTGCGGCAGTTCCCAACTGTGTAGCATACCAATACGGCTTGTATGGTGGTTTCAATCCTTACGCTGCCGGTAATGGCTTTTGGGGTTAATAGAGGAAGGAGGCTATTATGGCAGTATATCCTTTCCAATTTGTAAACCGTAGGGGTTCTGCGGCTATATCAACCTCGGGAGTAACGGTCAATACTGCTAATGTGGTGTTTTCCTTTCCCAACCACGCCTTTGTTAACGCATGGTATAGAGGGACAATATACATCGACATTGCCCAAGCGGTACCTACCGGAACAACCGGCACGCTTCCTGTTCTGTTTGAGACCAATGGAGCTACCCAGGCGGTCACTAAATATAATGGAGAAGCTCTGACTGCGGCAGACATTCCCGGTACTGGTGTGTATGAGTTCTGGTTTGACCGTGCTACCAACACGTTGCAGATTATGACCGGAGTAGTTTAAAAACAACAATGGGCGGGAGCAATCCCGCTCCTTAAAGAGTTAATTAATTATGCCTTTTCAGAATTTAAGAACAAACAGCGAGTTCTTTGTCCTTCATAGGGACGGTACTCCATATATAGAAGTAGGATCTGTAGCCGGGGTTTCCAATCCTGTGCCGGAGTTTATGCAACAACCTCTTCCCTATGGGCAGCCCCCGAGAATGGTGGTTGATATAACAATCAAGGTCGGGGAGCAGACGGTGACTTTCCAAAAGATACCGGCAATGTCTGACATTGCTGATGCAAACTTTCCCGGAGGTGGGAATATGGTAATATCCGGCTCAAGGGAATCGATGAATGCGGAAGTTGCCGCCATGCGCAACCGCTCTTCGGAGATATTGGGCAGTGTTGATCATCATCGTTCCGTCATAGAGTCATGCGACAAGATGCTTCAGGTCCTTAATCCTGAATTTGCAGAACGCCAGCGTCAGGAAGCGGAAAATAAAGCGCTTCGGCAAGAACTTAGCGAATTGAAGGCTATGATGGCTGATTTCTTCAAGTCTTCTGAAAAGACATCTGGTAGTAACAATTCTAAAAAACAATAGTATGATGATGATTGAGATTTCCGAGAGCAAGGTCGAGAAAATGTCCGACTACGCTGAAAAGATGCTTAAATACGGTGGTAAGCTGATGCAATGCATCGAAGAATTATCCGGTGGTGAAAGCATGGGAAGACGTGAACGTTATTATGACGATGACGACGACCGCTATGACGAGATGGGTGAATGTGGTGATTATGGTGGCGGTTCCGGTCGTGGCGGCTATGGCGAAAGACGCGGCGTACGTGGTACAGGACGCTATTCCCGTTATCGTTAATGTTTAATTAGGGGGTGGATCATTTCTACTCCCTATAACTTTATTTAATCATGAGGAGAGAACCTTTGGATATAAGAGATAGAAGACCGGAAGAAATGGAAGCCTACTTGTCTAACTTCGGCTGGCATTTCAACAAGAAAATGTGCGAGTTTGCAGTGTCGCTCATGAAAAAGCTTAATCCTTCTACCGGTAAAAAAGAGCGGATTGAACCGATATCGAAAGAGAAAGTAGATGAGTTGCTTACCCGCTATGGCATAAAGCTTGAAAATAATGCGCTATATGATTATGTTTATGTAGCCAACATGGGTAAGGCAGATTATCTGAAGTCATCTATTCCTGACGAAGCGCATTTGGCTCTTTATATAAAGGATACAATTGATGACCCTGATGCTCCTGACGGGGCAACGATGAGAAGATGGTATGCGACAATGATTGCTGCTGGAGAACCTATTGAGTGGGACGAAATGCTTTGATAAATGATACGACAACGGTTTGCATTACCCAGGTATGAATGGATCTGCATGGTATATTATGCAGTAGATACATATTATACAGAGGAAATACTGGATAATATGCATTCCATCGGTTGCGACGGTGATATGCTTCGTACTGCGTATGAGAATATTAGCTCCGGCAATTTGAATACCGGAGTTACTTATTCCAACTTCGGCACCCGGGAAACAGTAATGGTCATTGCCCTTACTTCGTCCCCAAAGGAATTTGCCAAGTCCTGGCGGCATGAATGCGGGCACATGGCTACTCATATTTGCCAGGCGTTCGGTATAGACCCTTACGGGGAGGAAATTCAGTATATCGGAGATGATATCATCGAAAAGACATGGGAATATGCTAAGACATTGTTATGTGAGTGTGACTGCTGTAAAAACAAGGTCAAACATTTAATACGCTAATCCATGAAGAATAAAGAAATTAAGAAAGCATTAAAGAGTGATACGCCTATCAACAGTATGTATGCTCTTATTCCAGGCAATAGGTTGCAGGCTTTCAAAAAGTTTGCCTCCCGATTTGGATTTACTGAAGAACGAATAAAAACAGTGCTCGAAAATGAGAAACGATAAGCTGGACATATTGCTTGAACAGGCCGACGACCGGTATCACTCGGATTTCTGCCGGCTCCTGCTGGTGATGCTATGGAACGCCTAGAAAGGTGGTTGTATTGGCTGATTCCCTTTGTGGTTATTGCAAAGGTTGTATCTCTATGTTTGTCCCTGGTTATGTAACCGGGGATTTTTTATTCTACTTATAAAGGAGCCTAAGTGTAAATAAAAGTAAGATAATGAACTTTTTTCATCTTTTTTCTGTTATAAATTAAAATATTGGTATTATATTTGCAACCAAAATTCGGTTTTATATGAAATTCAAGTTTAAAATAACGGATGATACCACTATTGAGGATGCGGAAAAAGAACTAGAAAATCTTTATAGTGCTCCTGTAGTGGATCTTCCTTTTAATCATGTGGTTAAGATTGCAGAATTTCTTGGAGCAAAATTACAAGATAGTCCACGTGGTTCTATGGAAAGATTTTACCATCCTTTAGCTCCAACACCTGGCAAATATTTTGGAGTACACGTTGTTCATAAAGGTGGCAATGAAGTCCTAATAAAGAGGACTAATTTTAAACAGTATCTTTATCCGATATTAATTGAAATAATAAGGATAAAGAAAAAGCAATAACTCACTAACCCAATACAATTATGTCACGTAAAGATTTACAGTACTACAAATCATTGGAGTACAATGTTATTATTAAAAAAGAAGAACTTGATGGCGAAAAGTGGTATGTTGCATACTGCAATGAGCTTGGTCTAAATGCTTGTCATGGGATAGGAGAAGATAAAGTATCTGCTTTAAATAGTTTTATTGAGGAAAAAGATGCTTTTATAGAAATGTTGTATGAAAAAGGAGAACCTATCCCTGAAGTTGTAAATGATGAGCAAAACTCAAGTGGTACATTTTCAGTTAGAACATCCTCATGGGTTCATTCTTCGTTGATACAACAAGCTAAAATGAATGGTGTTTCCCTTAATTCTTATGTTAATCAATTGTTAGCATACGGAATTGGGCAACATGATGTTTCATTGAAATGTGAAAGAAAAATAGATGAGATTGATGAAAAGATTACTGCCCAAAATGATATGATTTTAAGGAACCTTAATTCAATTAATTACAAAACAAATAGCTTGTTTTGTAATGCTACTCAATCTCGTTTTTATGAACATACCGAATTTAAATCAGTTGTATAAATATGAAAAATAAGATTACCCCAGAAGAATATTCTTCAATATTAACTTCTATAAAATTAGATAATATATTTCTTTCGGATGGGAATGTTAAGGTGTTTGAGTGTGTATCAGAAGGAGGCTCTATCAATTTAAATTTTAAAGATAAATACTCGTTTTCTGAATCCGAAAGTAATGCTTGTTTTATAGCTTCCTTTAAGCTTGATGGTATAATTGGCGAGCAAGAAAATGCGGAGAAACTATTTACTATATCTGGAGAATTTAAAGTCAGATATAGTAAATTAAAAGAGGTTACAATAACAAAAGATTTCTTTGATGTTTTTAAAGAGATAAGTTTATCAGTATTTATCTGGCCTTATTTTAGAGAGTATATTCAAAATATGATTGTCCGCACAGGGCTCCCTTCTTTTACTCTCCCCGCCAAAATATATGGCGTGCATGATCCTCAATAAAAGGAATCTCTTGTGCTTTGAGGATTATATATTTGGTGAAGAGCTCCTTTCCATTATAACTGCCTCTTTTAAAATGGAATTGCCCGGTATACAACATGCCGGGCTTTTTTGTACCTTTGCCGAAAATTAAAAATCATGGAAGAAAACAAATACGATCAAGAATCGATCAGAGAGCTGCTCTCATGGGCGCAGAATACATTAAATAACAAGACCTACCCGGAAGGGGAACTAGTCCTGGACAAATGCATCAAAGTAATAGACTGCAAAAGTCATATAGAGGCAATGATCCAGATGATCTCTAAGAACTGGGAGAATCCGACGTTTTACCCGACGATTGACATGTTCCGGAAATTTAGAGAGAAATTGGAAGAATTGAAAAAGGCGGCCGAATGAGCTGCCTTATTTTATTATAAAATTATATGGTTTATCAGATTATATTGCAAAAATCACCCAACTTGCATTGTTTTAGTCCCTGTTTTAGTACTTTCTTTTTGTAATTGGTTGATTCTTAATGTGGTTGGTAGTGGGTACGAGAATCGAACTCGTATTACATGCGTGAGAGGCATGTGTCCTAACCGTTAGACGAACCCACCGTTTGTTGATGAATTTAAAAAGAGCCAAGTCTATAAAACTTAGCTCTTTTTATTTAGAGAATTTTGCGGAAGCTGGGGGATTCGAACCCCCGGTACGGTTACCCGTACGTCAGTTTAGCAAACTGGTGGTTTCAGCCA